CTCCCGCAGGGGTATTACAACCCCCGACCCCCTAGAAAGGGGATCGCCACCCGAGCTTGATGCTGACGCGCTCGGGGCGTCCAGAACGCTCCAAGTGCTCTTCATCGACGCTCGCAACGTCGACGACGGTTCTTGAATCGAGTTTCGGCAAGCCGAAACCCGACCAGGGATACCGAAGGAGACACTTAAGCAGGGCACCCGTTCCCTCCAAAGGATCAGGAGGGGACTTGGCTACCACGTAATAGCCCTTAGTTAGGGGGCTGTGGTAATCGGGATGAAGGCGCTGGAATTGATAACCCAGCGCAGACTCCCTGCCCAGCAATGGGGAGGTTGGAGCAACATTCGGGAACACCTTCAATAGGCGTTCCAGATAGTCATCCAACCATCTAGCCGTTTGCCAACACCCAGACCAGTAAAACTGGTTTCTGAGTGCGGTAGCGGCAACAACCCCATCCGCGTCCTGCCGTCGTGTCGGGAGTACTTCGCGGACCTTGACGATACTAACGTCATGGCCATCGTAGTATTCCCGTCCGCAAGACTCACGGAACCTTCCGGTCCAGTAAGACTTGCTGATGTTAACTACATGCCCAAAAGTATGTAGTTCATCAACGACGGACAGCACATAGTCTCGGGGGACGATCAAGTCATCCCCGAAGACACGCACCTGCTCGGAAAAACCATTGACAATGGTTTCCCGAGAAAGCGGAGCACTAAGCTCCCTTTCTATCCCGAGGAATATCACGGTCAAGAAGACCATGGCTTCCATCGGGAAGCAGAGAGCTGAACCCATAGAGGCGAACTTGGCCAAACGGATAACTCCGTGGCCAGGTACATCAGCCTTTCGGGACCTGCAAGATTCGACTGCCCCAAGCAAAATAGGGTAATCGTCAAGCAAGGCCCGTACATGCTGATTGGAGACTCTATCGGAAGCTTCACTCAAATCGAGTGTAGCGAGGTCACCGCTGTGTGAACCTCGTGATGCCATAATCCTATTAGGATCTTGGTCATCAAATCCGATAACACGGGAGAGGAAACTATCCTCTAGAACCGCGTCAACGAGTGCGGCCTTGATCGACTGCTGTGCGTACTGCATAGCAGCCGGCTCAATGGCAATCACTCTAGGAGCCTTCAGCGTCTTAGGAACCGTGATCACCCTAACGGGGATCTCGGAACCGGGTTCGAGGATGTTCGCTTCCTCATCCAACTCACTCTTAAAAGAGTGATTCGGAATGAGGAAATCCTCGATGGGCATAAACTCATCGAGTCTAGTGGTCCAGGTTCGCATCCCGTACTTAGCATTACTGCTAAGTCGATCAGCGACAGCGCCTGGCCCATGCTTAGGCTTTAGCCTGCCCCAGTAGATATCTCTATCTACTTTGGCAAGCATATCGCCAAAAAGCAATCGGGAAACTCTCTTGAAATCCTCGATATAATCGGGATCTAGGAGAGAATCCGATCTGCGAACATCCTGCTCACATTGAACAAAATCAGACATTGCTCGTCTCTCGCGCCGAGGTGAAACCACGGCGGACGGTACCCCTTTAGAAAGGGGATCGACAGGGAGAGCGATCTTGCTAAACATCAGCGAAAGCTGACGGATAGCAAAGATTGCTTCAATGTCTGGATTGTCCAATAGTGCGCCACTACTAGAGTTGAACACACGTCCAAGGAAACCTTGTAGGAATACAGGGAGACCAGTAAGACGATTCTTCCTAAAGGAAGGAACGTCCGAAGGGACGACGAAACCTTGGTCAAGCCACTTTTGGGTAGCTTTTCCAAAGTCCGCCAGGGTTATCGCCAAAAACGATAGCCCCTCGTGTTCTACTCGCCTCTCGACAGTTTTTATGTCGAGAGTGGCGCTAGTGCAACATCGCACAGCCATTTCATGAGCTGTGCAGGACCAGAGTGACGTCAGGCTTTTCATAGTCCCTCCTTATCAGAGGTGGCTAATCCCTAGCTCTGTCGTCAGTGCTCATTCAGGTAACGAGTAAGATCGTTTACGTCACAAAAATGCTCGAGATCCAAAAGGGCCTCGAGACACTTGTGAAATAGACAATCGAACTCGGGTGGGCGCCTCTCGGCGGCCACGATCGTTGCAGTTAAACTGAAGCCCTGAAAATCAGGACGACGATTAATTGCAACGTACACACCTGAACGTTCTTCACCTTCTTCAACAGACATTATGTCCGAAGAGGAAGATTTCACTCAGAAGGTAGATAGCATTGCCAACTGCCACGACCACCACTATGAATTTCTTCGTAAAGGTGGTACGCGGATCATTGTCAGTGCTACGACGTCCCCCCGTTTGACGGGGAGGATGTCGGTCCCTTCGATGAGAGTCCGAGTCGCTTTCGCGATTTTGGTCTCTACTACGAAGGTTCTCTCCTCCTGACAGAGGATCATCCATGCCGTTTAGGGCGCACCGAGGGCTATTTCTAGCTCTCGCCGCCCAGAAGCTTGGAGATCATCTGGTCCGTACTCGCCGTATACAGGGTCTTGAACCCCGTGTACGCTGCGAGTGCCTCCGTGGCCGTGTAGCCAGCGGGCGGAAGGTCAAAGACGAGGTACAACCCCATCGAGACCTTCACGTTTTCCGCCGGCTTGAACGGATCCGCGGCGATCTTGGACGTGTCGATCCGCAGCATCCTCCTCGTCCGCTTCCCGTACTGATGGGAGGCGGAGACGGAGATCAAGCCGTCCGAACTCGTGTACTCACTCTTGTCGTCGCCAACGCTTACGCGTGGCAACGGCGTGGTGACTGCCGAGATCGTAACGGACAGCGGGTCGGAAAACGACATGAGCATCACTCCTAGGAGCCCGGTTAGACTCCCATTGGCGTTGAAACGCAGGATAACACATCTG